TTTTCTGTGTCCATAACAGGGTCAGGTAGTGGGAATAACAATTGGGAGACACCACCAACAATCAGCCCAAAACCTAGACTGGTAGCCCAAGTCGTGCCAGCCGGTCCACCCCATACAACTAAAGCCACACCTATAACTACACGAAGCATTGGGTTATTACCAGAGCCTTCAACCACAGGTATGATTTTAATAACTTCTTTTGTAGAGCTGGGGTAAAAAGTCTCTTCGGCGTCTAAGTCTTGTTCGTTCAACAAAACATGGTACTCTTTCCTACCATCTTCCCCTATAAAGAACTGTCTAAAGTCCTTAAAATTAGCGGACAACAGGCGCACAGCCTCAGCTGGGGAAGACACAGCAAACTGAAACTCTTTACCGAATTTCTCACCTAACTCCCCATAAAGTTTTATGGTTTTTAACTCTGACATATAACACCTCTAAGTACTTTACAGGGTATAACACCCCGCTCAAATTAAGTCAATATGTCGGAGGTACCCCCAAGTACTCTTATACCAGTACCCAGCATTACCGTATACGTCTCGACTGCTTAACTTAAAACCGACATGATGTAAAATGTCCCCTCCCCCTAAGTACACCCCTAGATGGTTAGGAACTTTAGAGCCACCGTACATTAAGATAACATCATGTTTCTGCAGATCATCAACCTTTTGGAACCCATTTTCGGCATACCTATCCAGTATAAGATTTTCACCTGTTTCATACCAAAATTCTTCTCTAGGATAGTCTGGTAGTTCTATTCCTAGTTTTCGTGAGTAGTAGTCTTGGATAAGTGTTAGGCAGTCTAAAACTCCAAAAGAGTACTCACGCCCAACAAGAGGAGCTATATATCCGCTGGGATTAGTTTCAGTAGTTCTCCCTGTATGTGGGTCTACGATGAGCCATGGTATACCAGTTTTTTCTATGCCCACCAAATCGGGTTGGGTTGGCTCGGGCGGAGTCTTTGGGTGAGAGTGTACAATTTTTATTATCTCCCCAAGGTCTTCTGCATCAGCATAGTCTTCTGGATGTATACTAAAACTTTCTTCGGGAAAGTCATAAATATTCCGGCAAGGTATATATCTTTCCCTGCCTTTAAACACTATGATAACCCCACAACACTCCTTGGGGCTTTCTGACCTAGCATGTTCTAGAATAGAGTCATCCAACATTAAAATAGTCCTACCCCCGGGAACCCTCCATAGGGTAATACCGCGTCCTCACCAAATCTTAGTTTACAACTTTCTATTTTCTTACCACAGACATCCGCAGCTAGTGTAAAGACAACGTTCCCATTAATGTCCCAATAGTTACCACCCGTATAACTACACTCTGAACTTCGGTACTTCCATATACAAACATTCTGTATTATCTGCCGTCTAGGGATTTTTACACCCTCTACATCTATAACAGATGCTAACTCGTATTCTATAAACACCCTATTCTCGCTAGTTTTTCGGTTGACATAGAAAATATCATCCGGGAAGAATTGACCAGCATCGGCTAGTGGATTACCAGCAGAAAAGTTAGCTGCGTCTAAGTACTTCACTAACGTTCTCTTTCTAGATAACTTAGCACCAATCAAATCACCATAACTTCTATTTAAAGCTGCTATGGCTCCATCTACATTAGCTACCTTAATTTTTGGCTTGGGTAGTTGACCATTACTATTAACGTGGAACCCATCTACTTCAATAGGAAAAGCCAAATAAGTATTAGTCTGCCATTCTATGTCTGCATTTAACTCATTCGTTCCAGCATGGAACCGGAATAAGTCTCCGGCTACATCATTCTCATCAACCAACATTGTGGTGTCTAGTTCGAAGAGTTCTATCAAAGTTCCCGGGGATAAGGTATATATATCTTCAATTATAGTCGCCATGTTATTTTAACCCCAGAAGACTTCTTCGAACATACAGGTTAGAGTGTTGTGGTCATAACCATCATATGTACGAGACCACTCACGGCACTTATATTTACCAGCCACACTATTAGGATTAGTCCAGTCGAAGGGTGTTATAGGTGTCTCATTATCCCCAAAAAAGTCTACAATTATTTGTGCATCAGCAGTGGATATATTTTGGAATTTCAATTGCCACTTTTCTGGGTTATAGTTTATACCCTTGAACATAGCTTGCTCATAACCATCCCCAAACTTAGCCTCCAGAATTTTTGGTTTCTGTTTTAAAGATGTACTTAATGAAGGTGTATATGTAAATGTAGCCATAATTATTTATTCAGTAATCCCCCCGGACGTTTTTGTTGGACTATTTCTTCTCTTACCTTAATACCAATTATGTTACCCATAGCCTTCATGTCCTCAGCACTTTGAGAGCTGTCAACTTCTGTTGTGGACGAACCATCTTGGGCCACATTAACTTCAACACTAATGTGGTTAATCATACCACCACCACCACCACCACCATCAACTTTGACACCAAGGTCACCACTAGTTGTACGAGACAAAGGCATGATAGCTTCTGGGCCAGCCTCACCCATCAAGCCTGTACCCTTGGCAAATGGAAATGTAGTGGGTGAGTTAACTATTCCACCTTTAGCAAAAGCTACGAGTCCTGTAGGATCAAATAGACCTCCTTTAGCCGCTGTAATCCCGGGCATAGCAGAAGGATTAGCCACACTATCAAACCCCCCTCCAGTCATACCACCTGATACCTGACTACCACCACCAGCAGGAGCTATGGCCCCGGCTATAACGCCAGCAATCATCTTCTGTATCATAATTTTTAGTATGCCTTTCAGTATAGCTTTGACGAATTCTTCGAATCTCCACTCACCAGTTTCAAAAGCTGATACCATATCATTTTCTAGAGTACTAAAGACATCACTATATAACTGTTTTGTTAGCTCAGCATTATTTGTTGCTTTAGCTATGTAAGAACTAAAGAATTCACTCTGTCCCTGTTGAAACGAAGTAGTTAACTCACTAAGTCTTATTTGGTTAGCTATACGTTTTTCAGTAGCGGCGTTAAGTTTATCCAATTCCTCACGTTCTAGGGCATTTAGTTCGGCCGGACTAGCACCAGTATAACCTACTTCATCTCTAGCTTTAATTCTTAGTGCATCAAATGCTTTAGCAATTTTTAAACGTTCTTCTTCTAACTTATTTCTAGTCTTGAGAATATCTATTTGGAGACTACTCATACCAGCAGTGGCTAACTCCAGTTCTTCTTGTATAGTTAAGTCTTCTAAAGTTTTAGTATAATTTTTTGCTATCTCTCTAGACTTAGTAAGTCTATCATCCCACTTAGCTTGAGCTTCATCAACAAGTTTAGTTGTCTTAGCAAGTTTTTGTTGTGTCTCGACAAGTTTTAAATTAAGCTCTTCATTAGCAAGCTGAGCTTGGGCAGTATCTTTACCTGTACCATCTCGTAATTGTTGTTCTAAACCAATTATGGATGCTAGCAATGTTATACGTTTACCAATAAGGTTTTGGCTCTGTTCTTCAACAGCCAATGCATCTTTAGCCTCATCTAGCTCACGACCTTTTGGTAATGACTTAACCTTAAGTCTTAAGGTTATAAGTTTCTGTTGGAAGGCCATAGTTTTTGTAAGCAGTTCATGATGCTCAGTCAGGTCAGCTATTTGTTTTTTCTGCTCATCGGAAAGGTCAATCTCTAATTCTTTAGCAGCGTTTAATTTTCTTTGAGCCTCTTCAACCTTAACTAAAGATAAACTTAAGTTGGAAGTTTTTTCTTGGTCAGATATACCTTTCAAGAAAGGACTATTCGTATTCTCTAAAGCTTTTTTGGCGTCTTGGAGAGCAGCATTCATTCTGGTAACAGAATCAGAAAAGTTAGTACTTTTGGAAAGTTCTGCAAGCTCTTTCTTTGTAGCTATTACTTCTAAGCCCCAAAATTTTGTTAGGCGAGTAGCTTCTGCTAAGCTCGGTATTAGTATCTTCCTTAACCCGGCAAATTCAGGAGTATCCTTGGTTTGTGATAAGGTAAACTTCTGCTGTCTCTCTAACTCTTTAACTTCCTTTAGCTTATCTTTTTGATTTGCGAGACGTAGCTTAACTTGCTCTTTCTGTTCATCTTTACTTAGTCTACTTAAGCTTCTAATTATATTCTCAGATTTCTTAGCGTCTGCTTGAGCTTCGAATATTGAGTAAACACCCCACAGTATAGAACCTATCAATCCTATAGGCCCAGCTAAAGCTAGAAGCCCCCTACCAGCAGAAGCAATAATTCTTGGTAGACCTTTATTAAAGAATCCTTTAGCAGCAAACTTAAACTTAGTTAAACTTCTAGACATACCACCAAACATACCACCACCCGAACCTATTACTGTTAATGCTGCACTTCGTTGCTGAGCCAAAACATGACCATTCAAAGCTGTAGTTGCTGCTTTGTACCCCGCAACGGTACCAATTAGTTGTCGGTTAATATTCATTAACCCAACACCCATAAACTTAAGGATTTTAGAGCCTACCCATAATTTTACAATGGTAGATATAACATCCTTCCATTTCCAGAACCATGCCACTGTGTCTTTTAAGACTGTTACCCCAGTTGCCAACCCTTCTATAAACCCCTTAAAGTTAGCAAGAAACGCAGGCTGAAATTCTATTTTACCGAACTCGTCCTTACCCTTCACTATGGAATCGAATATCATATCAAACGAATCTAACATAGCATCAAAAACAGGTTGGGATACTGTAGAAAGGCCTATGATAAAGGCTTCCCATGTTCTTTCCATCTTACCTGAAAGAGTTTCATCACGTTCTAAACCAGCTGTTTTAAAGCCCTTTAACTTATCAATTAAAAATCTGTATAACCCTTCAGTAGAAGTCTTAGCTTTCTTGATATCCTTATCAGTCAAGCCTAAAGAGGTAGCCAGAGTTGATGATGCCGCTTGGATACCACCAGCAACCAAGTCACGAATTTCCTGTACTACCTGACGCGAATCAAGACCGATAGTTTTAACAGCTACAGTACCAGCTACAGCTACTTCTCTGATCTCACTTATGGACATACCAGCAGCTAAGCCCGGAGCTAGTGTAGCTTGAAAGGATTTTGTGAAGTCGGTAAGAGTACCGGATAAGCTCATAGCTTCTACAGCCAATAAGTCAATTTGTTCTTGGGCTACCATGCTGGCTTGTCCGAATGATAGAGTCTCATCGTTGACCCCACCCATGGCTAATAGAATACCTGTTAAACCTAACTTGGTGTCCTCCATCTTACGAAGGAAGCCAACACCCATAATTGCTGGTGAAGCTAGGGCTGCACCAAGAGATACTATACCAAACACAGCACCAGTTAACTCAAATGTTAGTGAAGCAGTTCTGGCTATAAGTTGATGGATGGCTCCACGCGCTCGAACGTTACCACGGTTTAAAAGGTTTAATCTTTTAGTAGTCTCACCCATCATAGTGTTATATTGTAGACGAGTTAGCGTACCAGCCCTTAATTCTTTATGTAGTAGTCTTTGTGCACTTCTAAGGGCATTAATTTCCTTGATACGTACACCCGACCCTTTAATACCAGCTGCCTTGTATATACCAGCTGAGGAACTAGCTTTTTGAGCCAATATGGTAGCTGCAGCGACTTTCTTTTGTTCAGCTATAGACTTGGCAGTAGCAGCTTTTTCAAGACCAGCTTGGAAGGCAAATCGGCTCTGGTAAGCCTTAGTCATCTGTGCCCCAACAGCCAGACTGTGATTGAGTTTTTTCTTTTCATGGGCAATAAACTGTGAAGTTCTTTGTTTATCTAGGGTACTTAATTGTTTATTAAGTCCCTTGCCACCCATCCCCATTCGTTGATAAAAAGATTTTGTAGCGGTCTCAATTTTCTTAAGGTTACTTCTAGCTTTGTTAACATGTTGAATGGTTACAAAACCCTTCTTTGTAGCCTTTGCCATGATTTGACCTATTTTACGGCCACTCTTCTTTACGGCCGCTTCTATGTTGGCCATAGACTTAGTCACCGAGGCAGTGCTAGGGGGGATTATGACAATCTTAATGGGTAGTTCGTCTTGAGCCACTGGGGGAACCTAAAAAGAAAATGGGGGTAAGATATTAACCTATACCAAAACATGACCCATCTGTCAAGAAGCCCCCACTAAGGGGGCTATAATTTACTAAGCTACTCGTTTAACGAGCACACTACCATCTGGTTGCTTACTAGCTTTATACCTCGTCTCGGATTCTTTACGTTTAGACGCTCGATTAGCTGCATAACATAGTTGTCTAGCGTTACTAACACCAGCTATATTATCTGCTGGGATCACAAAACTACTACCAACTTCTAATAAAGACTTCCAAGGGTATCTATATCTAATTGCACCTTTGATTATCTCTGTTACTACTTGTGTTTCTTCAGTCATACTATCCTCTCTTAACTTGATTTATTCTTAGGGTCTTCATTATAAGCTTTAACAAATGCCATATCAGCCCCTTGTATAATGCTTATAAATTCTGCTTCTTCACCTAGTTGTATACGGTCGTATAAGTTTGTTATCTCACTAAGTGGTATCATACCTAAGCCCATTCCAGTTTGTCTGGAACTATCTAACATATAAAAAGCATTTATATATGGTTGATCTAGTATTGGATCTATATCTGGTAGCGTAGAAAGCCCCACCGGAAGTTTATAGTTAGGATTACCCACATTATCAGCTTCCATTTTTACGTACCACTCATAATCAGAGCCATACTTATATCTCCAAACTACAAACTCACTCAGCCGGAAACGTGGCCTCTTCTACCGCCTCCTTCCTAAAGACTTCTTCTTCTTCAGCAAGGGCTAGTACTACTTCACGAAATTCATGGTTCTCAGGGTCTTGAAGGATGGCATAAGCTGCATCATAACTATATTCGACGTTAGGCTCCCCCTCTACTTCAGACTCCATATTACGCCACCCAAGAAGGACGGTTTTAGCAATACACTTATTCATCAGCTCTTTAAGGAAGTCATCACCCATGGTCTTAATGGTACGCTGGTAAGGTTTGGTTACATGGCGTAACATGTCTACATACTTTTTATTACCCGTTGAAGCTATAAGCAAATCCAAATTCCCCATAACATTTGTAACCCATACACCATTTTCAGCTGAGTCTGTGTCTCTTTTAATAGTACTTAATTTCATTACATACCTCTTTTTAATAGGATTAATTTACATGGCCATTTACCATAGTTATTTACTACAGTAAAGTATACTGGTTGTCAATAGGGTTTTATACGCAAGAAAGCCCCTCACTGAGGGGCTTTCTTTATACGATTAGCTTATTTACTAAGAAGCAGGGATATAGCTAATCTGTAGTGCATACCCTAAGGTAGGGTCATATAATGCCATTCCTGTTAGACTTTGCATAACATCTGAGTTCAGTGTTACACCTGTAACTGTACCAGCACTATACTTCATCTGTGGAGCATCGATAACAATGGCAGCACCATCATCATCGGTGAAGGTGTAGGATAGCTCAGTTAGTGTACCAGCTAGATATTTGTCTAGAAGGCTTGAATCCGAGAAGTAAGCTTCAATAGCAAATTCAGCATTAAAGGAACCCATATTGATATCAATTGGATAGAGATCACCAATGGCTGTCAGGGCACGAGTATTATTGTTAGTCGTTAGGTTAATTGATTTGAAGGCCACAGAGCTGGAAGGAACTAGTACATCATTTTCATAAATTGCACCAACGTTAGCAACAGCAGACATAATTGGATTAGCAGAAGCAGCAGTAGGGCCACCCGTTCCAACAGTAGACGCAGCAACCGCAGTCGCACGACCAGTGAAGTTAAATGAACCATCAATGATAGCTTCTGAAGCAGCATTAATTGTCATACCACTTACCAGCATACCAACATGAGACATGAATTCTGTGATGTCAGTAAACTCACGCTCAATAGTAAAGCCTTTCTTAACATTACTATTACGTACTGACTTACCAAGTAAGGTAACAGTATCACCAGCTGATTCGTCTATCAGAGTTAAACGACTTACTATAATCTTAGCTGTTGTAACAGAAACAACCTTAGCAATACCATTGTTAGTTGCATTAGTTAAAAATCCACTAATACGAATAAAGTGGCCGGGTAAAATATCTGATGTAGAAAAACCAGAACCTGAGTCATTGATTGAGTTGTCTGAGGCAGTTACTGAAACAGTAATCGCCGAAAAACTTAAGGCTGTCGAAAAAGCTCCACCAAGAGCTGACTCCATGAATGGTTCATATTCTACAGCTGATAGTTCGAAACCGATTGAGCCTTCAGAGGCACCGGAAGTACGTACAAGGTCAGTGATATTACGATCACTACGTAGCTCTTGGCTAGTAGTGGTTGAAATGTTTGCATTAAAATCTGGGTTGTTGCAGCGTACATTAATAAGAGGAGAAGCATCGGTAGTACCAATAACTGTCTCTACTAGGTAACGTGTGGCTACTACGTTTGCTTGAGCGTTTGCCATTTATAATACTTTTCACCTACCCGGCTGACATCGGCCTCATAAAAAGTTACCTCACTAACTACAATATCTCTAAAGACGGCAGAGACCTGATCTGCTAGCAGTCTGGCGGGCTTAGACCCACCGTTTAGAGGTGTAAAAATACTAATAAAAACAGTTCCTAAAGACCTACGTAACTGACTACCTATGCCTAGCGAGGCTTTGTCTGATTTACCATCCCACACCTCTAAACTAACCCAAGATGTTTTTGGAGGAGTAAAAGCCACATTATCAAAACGAACCGGAGTTGTGGAACCCCAAGAAGCATTAAATGTGTCTTCAATTGTAATACTTAGGGCTGCTGTTCCCATTACTTAATCCTATTATATCCATTGCTGATACCATACTAAAGAGCAGGTGTCAAGGTCTCATTTTAAATTTATAAGTCATAACTGTCATATTTCTAGCATGTGTGGCAGTTCTCCAACCACCAGCCGGTGCATCCTTCCCAGTTTTCGTGTACTCAACTATCTTGGCATGAGGTGCAGCATTAGTTATATAGACACTCTGACCAAAACCTACAGTACCTAAATCTAGTACAGGTTGAGGTACACCATAAACATTTCGCTGCCAAGGTGTAGGTGGTGGGTTAAATGTTCCTATCTTTGGTAAACCTTTACTAACTGTCCAGCTACTTATATACGATCCTGAGTAGTAGGGTGATTTAACTAGTTGTAATACTATAGAGTTGTATACCTGAAGACCCACGTCTTCTACTATGTTTGCTAGTTTTCGCTTTATGGACTTTTCTAGCTTTGTCATAACGCCCTCAGAAATATCTATCCGCATATCCAACATTAGACAGCCCTCAGTTGCATGGAATACGTAGCAGAGGCTGGGTCTTGCTCAACACTCAAAATATTATGTGTGACTCCATTACGTATAATAGTATCTGTTGCCAAGGACGGAGTTACAGTTAATTCAGATTGTTGTAAAATAAGCTTAACGTCCGAGGCTAGTACAACAACCTTATCCACTTCAAAGTGCGCATATTTTGTAAACACAGCTTTCTGTATAGCATAATCAGTTGTACTCAAAGACCCATTACCAGTGGAGGGTACATAAGAATTTGCTGTGCGACGTAAAATAGCTGCCTCTGGAATATCTCCTAAGACCTTAAAGGCTGACTTAATAGCTTTAGCAATTGTTGCTTTCTTAAGAGCCATTAACCTACCCTTATAACCGGAGCTGTAAAGCGACTAGAGTTCTGTAGAAATCTCCAAACTAGACCACGTATTGAACTACTAAACCATGAGTCCCTATCTATGGCATTAATGGTGATGTCTATGCTATCTACTTTTATACGACTAAATCCTTCAGTCCCGGAAGGAGCTGTGGTATCACCTTCTAGTAGGTACATGGCTAGTTCAGCCGTTGCATCCTTTAAAAATTGAGGTACAGTGGTATCATCAATCTCTATCTTAGTAAAAAACCCTGTTTCTGATATGTCATAGGATTCCACACCGCTACCAGAACCCGAGTCCGTTTCATAGTAAGATAAACCCTTACGAGGAAAAGCTAAATTCTGTGTACCAACAGTTCTAACCCCTCTCCAAGCCATAGTATCAAGCTGTCTTGTAGCCCACATGAGAGCCTTATTTTTTTCAGATGACCCTGCATCCGCCCATGCTTCGTTATGAAGACGCGCACTATGGTAATCTAAAGCCTCGGCTAAGGTGGAGTAACAGTTGAAGGTTCCGCTGTTTGGATCAGCGTCTAAAGTAAGTGCCATTATCCTAATTCCTCTCTAACGCTGAGTGTAGTCAAATCATTACTACTGGTAATGAACCCACTAGAGTCTTCTATTTCAGTTTCGAATACCATTTTAGGTGCTATAATCTCACCCGTTAAGAATTTATACTCTGCTATACCACCAACTGTATTAGTGACAGTCATAATACGAGTTTGTACAGCACCAGCATCATCCTCCCACCGAAGTCTGACTATCGCACCAGTTAAATCTATTACCGACCCAGTATCACTATCTGTAGCTGCTAGCTGATAGACTGAACCTGTGTCCCCTGTGACTAAATCTGCCATATTATATTCCCCAAATCAGAACTTTGTAACACGGTTTTTTGTGTTTGTAAAGCCGACCTGATCGACATCAGTAGACGTAAATTTCTCTGAAGCCTTCTCAGTGACCGTAAATTTCTCTGAAGCCTTCTCAGTGACCGTAAATTTCTCTGAAGCCTTCTCAGTGACCGTAAATTTCTCTGAAGCCTTCTCAGTAGACGTAAATAAACTTATAAGTGAGGTAGTACTCGTGAAGTTATTAGAAGCTTCTTTTAGTATTGTAAATTGCTCAGTTAAGTCCATTGCGCTCGTAAAACTACCACTACTGGTATATGCTGGTGTATACTTATTAGTAAATGCCCTCGTATTTGTGAACTTATTTACTACTTTCACCACACCATATCTAACAGTATAAACCACAAACACTTGGTTGGTCGTCAAAACTAGAGGGTTTACATTAGCCTTAATATGTATATTTAAGGCTATTTTAGCTACATCTGTACTTAGTACCTTAACATTAAGATTTGTAGTAACACCTGTATCAAGCTTAATATCTGCCCTGCTTAATGCCATAGTTAAAATACTATGATTAGTTACTATGTTAGTCTCAACGTTTATAACTGCCTGACTTGTTGTCAGGGTAAGAACTCGTAGGTTGGTATTAATGAACTTATTAAGTTTAATACTAATACTAGCACTACTAGTTGTGAGAGTTAAACTATCTAAACTCGTAGTAACATTCACGTCTAGCTTAATATCTGCCCTACTAAATGCTAGAGTTAAAAGACGATGAGTTGTTAGTATATCAACCTTAAGATTTACATCTGCCTGACCTGTTGTAAGAGTTAGGCTATTAAGTGTTGTATTAATAGACTTATTAAGATTTACATCAGCCTGACCTGTTATAAGAGTTAGATTATTTAAACTAGTGGTTAAGTTATTCTCAGAGTTAACGCTAGCCTTTTTCGTAACTAATGATAATACATTGGTCGTTGTAACTATGCTGCTATCAGACGTTATTGTAACCTGATTAGTACTAATAGTTAAATTACTTAAACTCGTATTAACATTCACGTCTAACTTAATATCTGCTCTACTAAATGCCAGAGTCAAAAGACGATGGTTTGTTAGTATACCAGTACCTAGACTAATACCAGCCTGACCAGTTGTAAGGGCTAGACTATTAAGATTCGTAGCAACAGACTTATTGAGGTTAACATCAGCCAGACTTGTTGTAAGAGTTAAGCTACTAAGGCTTGTGTCTATACTTGTTTCAGCGTTAACAGTAGCTTGATTAGTTGTGAGGGCTAGACTATTAAGACCTGTAATTATACTAGTTTTTGTACTAATAATAACTTGGTTAGTAGTAAGATTTAAACTATTTAAACTCGTAGTTATATTTGCGTCTAACTTAATATCTGCTCTACTAAATGCCAGAGTCAAAAGATGATGGTTTGTTAGTATACTGACATTCAGATTTACATCGGCCTGACCTGTTGTAAGCGTTAAGCTACTAAGGCTTGTATTAATAGACTTATTAAGATTTACATCAGCCTGACCTGTTGTAAGCGTCAGGTTATTTAGATTAGTAGTTAGACTATTCCCAGCGTTAATAGTGGCTTGATTAGTTACCAAGTTTAATGATCTAGTAATAGATAATATACTAGAACCCGCAGTCACAGTCGCTGGGTTCACTGTTAAATTAAAGCTGGCAACCTCAGAGGTTACATTTGCATCTCTAGTTATCGTGGCTCTGCTAAAAGCCAGTGTTAACAGAACATGGTTAGTAAGTATTACAGAGTTAAGATCAATAGCCGCCTGTTCAGTAGTTAGGTTAAGGCTATTAGTGGTCGTCCCTACTGGATGGTTAAGCTGTATGGTAGCGGGGTAGGTAGCAAAGGTATAGGTTACCTGAGTAGCTATTAAACTAGTCTCAGCATTGACAACAGACTGATAGGTAGTAAATGTCTTCGAGATAACATCAGGTGCCACAAACTTATTAAGGTTTACATCTGCTTGATCTGTTGCAAGCGTTAATGTATTTATATTAGTTTGGACACTAGTCTCAGCGTTAACACTTGAGTTATTGGCTGTTAGTACTAGTGCACTAAGAGTGGTAACAATAATTTTCCCAAGATAAACGTCAGCTAGACCTGTATTTAGTACCAAGGTAGCAACCCCAGCCCCTATGCTAGTCTCTGCATTGACGACAGCCGAACTGGTTGTGAGTACTAAGCCATTAAGAGTTGTATCAACATTAGTTTCGGCATTAACATCGGCCAGACCAGTGGTAAGGACTAAGCCATTAAGAGTTGTATCAACAGACTTATTAAGGTTAACATCAGCCAGACC